GAAGTAGGGGTGAAAGTATTGCCTTTAAACTTCATAGACTCAGTAACATTGCCTTCTTCAGGCATTACTTTGTCTGTATATAGTGGAATAGTTGAGTAATTGACGCTTTTGTCAATAAAGATTGTCGGGACTTCTTGCGTTGCCGCTTGTCCATTGTGAAAATAGTTTACTGTTTGAGTTTTTGCAGAGCCGTCTTCGTTGTAGTGGGCGAGATAAGAGAGCTGGTCAAAAACGCCAACACACATATGGGCATTTTCTACTCCCGGCTCCTTGGATTTTTGGAATTCCACCATTAAATCTGGAACTGTTTGTCCCGGTTCTAATGGTATCGCTTTTCTAAATACTCCAGACATGAACTGATCCTTAAACTCTTCTTTGTTGTCTTCCGGTTCTGAAAGAACGGTTGAGTAAGGTCCTCCGGGAGTGCTTGTTTCAGCCATGCCGAAAAATCTAGCGCCTATAGAGTTAGGAATTTTTTCAGGGTCTATAGTGAATTTTTTTGCTCTATAGCTTGCTACGTAAGTTGGGCTTTCTCTTTTTCTTGCTTCTTCGCTTTCGTAAGTAGCTTCAAGATCTTCGCTGCCAGTGGTATAATAAAGTACTACCCCGGCTGCGTTTTCAAAAACTGAATCTATTTGATCTTGGGTTTTTATAACTTGATTTGTAGAAGGGTCTTGAGCTTCATTTAAATCTAATTCAAGATGGCCATTTGGTAAAGTATTTAGTTCGGCCAAATATGGATACCCTAATTGGTAAGCTCGACTTGGAGTAACTTGCTCTTCTATCAAGTTAGAGTGATTTGGAAAAACTATAGAGGGTATAGGGTCTATAGATATTCCTAAGATATCGTATCCGTAGTAAAAAGCCGCTTCAGGTTTCGCGAAGTTTTCAGCCGGGAATTCTAATTGGTTTCCATTTTGTTTTTTAAATATAGTGTTGTAAAAAACTCTATTTTGGCTTTCTCCCCTTCCCACACTCGTACGACCATTAGCGTCATGAGCTTCAACTACTACATCGAATTCACGCAGGGGAAGACTTAAACCTTTTTTAACGAGCATCCCAGTTTCATCTACCCTGTAATAGCTTGTGCCCGCTTTACCCTCCACTAAAGAGACATCTGGGTTACCTGCGGCAATAGCGTTATCTAATACAGTGTAAAGGTTTGGGCTATTAAACTCAGTCGTAAAATTAAACTCAGGAGTATTAAAAACTGTTGCATTTTGTCCCGTAAATTCAAAATATATGTTTGGACTAGGTATATTAGCTCCAGCTCCCGGAGCTTCATTTGCGTAAGATTTTTTAGGTTCTCTTATCGTTATCCTGTAATTTAAGTCTTGATTTGTTACATATACCCCTTTTTGATCAAACGTAGTGTCAGCTCCAACTTGCCAAGTAAATACTGGATTATTAGCCGGGACACTCTTAAAGGAGGTGTTTCCCGGTTTTTGCCCCGGCGTGCCTCCTGCGACAGTACTAATTCCAACCGTGGTTAAAGCAGAAATGTTTGTTCTATTTATTAAAGATTGAGCGCCTTCTATTTCTGAAGAGGACAGTTCTCCTACTATACCTTTTTCAGACATAACCCCATATGGAGAAATAGCAAATACACTAACGTAATAGTCTGCCTGTTCAGATATAAAAAAGTTTAACTCTATTTGGTTTTCATTTTGTTCAGATTGAACATTTTCATCTTTGGGATTAACTACAGCTTGGCGATAAGGTTTGTGGTAAGTTGTATAACCTGTAGCCCCCATAAAGTTAAAATCTCCAACAGTAGTTATTTCATAACCTAAGTTCCTGCCTGCTTCTATATTGACGCCTGCATCATTAAAAACAGGAGGGGTTATTGTGTAATTTTGTCCAGTCTTTATAGAGACTAAATAATCTATTCCTTCATTGAATTTTTCATCTCCAACATAACCAACTTTGTCAAATTTAATATTTAAAAGCTCAAAGTCTTTTAGTTCTATATTATTTTCAGTAGGGTCTTTTCTTGTTATTTGCAGTCCTTTTGGAGTTTGAGGATTTTTATCAAGGAATGGGTTATCAAACGCTATTTTGTTTTCTACATCGTCGTATTTGCCGCTAAAATATTGAAGAGCTGAAACGCCATAAGTTTGATCAGTATCTTCTTTAATATTTATAAGCCTGTAATTTGAAAAGCTTCCTTTAGAAAATTCTCCATCTATATCTTCATCGTAAGGCTCGATACTCCACACTAAACCTTCTCCATTATAGTATCCGCCAGCATACTCTACTTTTGTGTTTGCGTTAGCGTCTATGTTTACACCAGTGTTGACGTATCCCGTAATGACGTAATTGTCGAAATCTAATCTGTTCCCAGTTGGGGTGCCAAAATCAGCATTGTTAAAATAAGTAGCGTCAAAAGGAGCGCCAGTTTTGAAAAATATTTGAGTACAAACCCCGGACCCCCCTAATTCAAAATTAGACTTAAATTCACCTGTTCTAGTCCTTACGCAGTCACCCCTAAAATGCAATGTCTGTAAATGGCTTCTTCTTATTTCTTTTATTCCACTGCTATTTAAGTCGGACACAGAAGCCTCATAATTGAAAGTGGGAGTCAAAAGGGAAAAGGTATAAATTTTATCATCAGAAAAATTCAAAGCCGAGTCTAGTATAACACTATCGTATGCTGAGCTAAATCTACTAGCGGGACCGCCTTCGTCTGCAGGGGGCGTGGCCGCAAACGCAAGTCCACTAACCGCGTTTGTTCTACCGCTATATTTTAAAGAGCTTACATTGTTGTCAAAGATTTGGACTATATCTCCCGGTTTAAGATAGGAGCCATCAGGTCCCATTTTAAAATTAACAGTTTCCGTTTCGTTGCTTTCGCTTGCTAAAATCCAAAGGCCGAACCTTCTAGCTTGGCCTCTACTTGTACAGCCTATAGCGCTTGTTTCGACCTTACTATGGCAACTGTGTGTCGTGCTTTTTTAGAAGATGAAGAGTAGCTAAAGTCGCCATCTAAAACATTAGAATTATTCAGTTGGTAAATAGGTTTCTTAAAAGAATCTTGTACAGTGAAAATCAATCCATTAGCAAAGTAAGCCAGACCTCTGAAAGCTGAGGCTAAGTCGTTTATAAGTTTGTAAGCTTCCCCTCTGTTTGTTACCAAATGATTAAGAGTGAATCTGGGCTCTAATCCGCCATAGCCATCAGCGACTAACTGATCGCAATATTGAGCTATCTCATAAAGAGCCCATTTATCTACTTCTGCTTCGTTAACGTATTCGCCTAAGCCATAACGTTCGTTAGTTAATATGTCATAAAAACACCACGCGGGATTATCGCTCCAGTATTTTTCTGTATGAAACTCTCCGTCCCAGAAATTTTCTGGATCAGTTGCGTAATTGTTAGAAGCTCCTCCATTAGTGGTCTTTTCATCACTTTTACCATAGGTTCTTTTTATTGGGTCATAATTGTTTGGTATTTTTATTTTTTGCAGCTTTGTGTCATAGGCTCTAGAAGGGACTCTATTAAAGTTTGCTGCATCAAATCTAGAGTATAACATAGAACTATAAGGATATCTCAATTTTGTTCCATATATTTCCACAACAGAATCAACGAATGTTATAGCCCTAAAAAACGAAGTCAAAGGCTCAGGAGTAGTTCTTACAATTCTAACCCTCCAGCCGTCAAAACCATCTTGGTCTCTAAACTCTCCCGCGTCTTCAAGGTCAATTTTTGTAGATCTTATATATCCTTGGTCTATCTTTCCAGTAACAACTTCTTTTATTGGCCCATACCATTTTGCGCTTCTATCTTTTGAGGTCGTTGAAGAATTTGTATTGGAGTTTTTAGAAGAATCTGTAGCACTGTTAAATCTTTCATCAAAAATAGGTTGGTAATAAATGTAATAAACTACACTGCGAGCTTTTACGTCACCATATCCAACTGCAGCTGAACCGTATTTGTTTAACTCATTGTTACTTCTATAGGTCTTCGGACCATTTCTAATATGCTCTTGAAGCGAATTTACTTTGACATTTACTATAACAGAACTACATTCTCGATTAAGTATATTGTAAGTTTTTGCATTTTTATCTATTCTAGTCCCATCCTTCAAAGACGCGTACCTAAAAGTAGTTGGTGCTTGGTCTCCTCCTTTGATATCGGGTCCATAAAGTCGTTCTCCTATATTTCTATGAACGCTCAAGTCTAAGACTTCAGAAGCGGAAGATCCCATATTTGAATTTAATCTCGGTATATCTCCTTCAGGAGTACCTTTTGTATAATTAATATCTACTTGATTAAAATTGTAATATCCATCTTGGTCAACGACGGGAACTTCATTCCAGTATATAGATCTTAAAAAGCCCAAATCGGTTCTGTTTGTTCCCCCTATTCCTGTGGCTGTATAAAGATTTGAGTTGTCAAACGAATTAGACGGCCCCGAGAAAAAGGAATCTTCCTCCGGCGTAGTGACAGTTCTAAAACCTGTTTCACCAAGTATTCCATAATATTGATAATTACCGCTAACAATACCTTCTATTTCTCCCTCGCAAATTAAATCTGCTACTTCAATGCTTGATTCCGATACTACTGGCGTACTTACATTACCGTTAGCCGCTACTGCTGAAACGTCTGTTATTTGTGGCCTTGCCTGTTTTTCTTTTTTGCCCATATCTTTTTATTATCCTCCCCAATCTTTTTCTGTTGTTCTTGTACTTAATTTCGATCCCGCAAAAGGTATACTGTATCTTAGTGATGTGCCTTGGGCTCCTTCCATGCCCCAAGTTTCATTCAGCGTTAGCTCTGCATCAGTATCAAATGTATCGAGCGAAGTTTGGACCACGTGACTTCCTACTAAAAGTCTTCCGTAGCCGATGAACACGGGGCCGCCTTCTCTTACTGTATTTTGAGGGCCGCTAAATATATAACTTGGCCTACCTCCTCCTTCTATCTCTCTAAAGTCATCAAATTCAGGTTCAGGGGTAAGCAAATTAGCTACTCCTGCTGCAACTAATCCTAAACCACCCATTATTAACGGCATTGCAAAATTACCTAATCCGGGTACAAAAACACCAACAGCAATGAGGGCTATTCCTACGATAATGGCAAATATGGATTTTCCGTCTTCGTCAGCTCCTTCCAAAACAGGAACTATATCTATAGTTTTAATTTTCTTTGATTTCATCATTAACTCAGAAGACTTCAATCCTTCTTGAGTGTTTGGATCCTTACCCTCTTCGAATAAAAAATCCCTCTTATTTATTAGTACGCGATACTTTATATTTTTCTTATCATTATCGATAAGTTGTTGATAAAGTTTTTTAGTGTTGGCTTGGATTCCCCTTATCGCCTCTCCTACGTTTTCTATTGCTAGCTGCCAATTGCTTCTGCCCATTTGCTCAGCTAAGACTCCATGTAAAGTTATGTTAGTGCTGCTCATTTTTTTGGTCTGTATACATAAAGTAATCTTTTAAAAAATTTTTCATTAATGTGTTCGGTGGTAACATATTTATTTCTTGGGTGATGGATGACAAGATTGTCCCCCAAGTAGATGCCAAGGTGAAACGGCTTAGACTTTATCCCTAAAACTACTATATCATTTTTTCTTAATTTACTTATATCTTTAGTAGTAATTCTAAAGAAATGCTTTTCGTCATAATCTAAAGAAACTTCTTCAATAAAATCTATAGCTTGCTGTAAATCGTTTTTCTTAGCCCCCTTTTCATAAGCTGAAGTTACAGATTCGGGCAACTCTATTGACAAGTTTTCTTTTAGATAGCTTCTAACTAAGGTGAAGCAGTCATTTTTACCGACTTTAAAAGGCTTGTTTAAATAATAAATTTTATTTTGCTTGTAGTCATACTCTTGGAAAGAGTCGGACTGGACATTATACATAATGTAATTTATTTTATGGTTACAGCTACTCTCCCTATCCAAAAGGGAAAATTTATTATTTTTATTATGAGAATGATATGTAGCAACTATTTGTCCCTGCGTAGAGCACTTTAAATAATCAATGGGGTTTATTAAAAAGTTTACTTTTGGATTAGGGGCGTCGTTTCTGCATTGGTAAGAATTAAATGAGGAACCTTGCTTGACTACTAGCCCGCAGCACTCGTTGGGCTTTTCTTGGAAAGCGTGATCTTTTATAAATTTTTTAATTTCTCTAGTTAGCATTTTAAGTTAACGTTTGCTGCACTCTCTTAGCGGCTGGAAACCCTCCGTAAGGAAGGCCTCCTTTATTAGATGCTGCTGACGCGGCTCCTCCTATTATACAACTTCCTTTATTTGCTCCTCCCCCATTCTGTTTAACTGCATCAATTCCCCACCTCATTCTACAAGCTCCTACGCTTTTCGAGCATTGGTCGGCTATCCAGTAAGTTTGATTTGGCGGGGGGGCTATAGTCGAGTTAGGTCCGTTCGCTTCTTTCGCTACAAAATAATATTTTATTCCATTCTTCTCTTGGTATACATAATCTCCTTTTATATAAACTACATCGTTTCTCCAAGGACCCCTATCTCTAAAAGTGTTTCTTGACGCATCTTCTATAATGTTGATAATTTTTTCATTATTATCGGTGGCAACCGGAGGAGCTTCTTGTGGCATTAGTGTATTTTGAAGGTCCGTATCTAACCCTGCTTTTGTTAGTAGAGGGATTTGGTCTTCGACTTTTTGAAGGCTAACGTCTGTTATTGCCCAGTTAGAGGTTTGGCCGCCGCTATTGAAGACTTGAATTTTAGCGTTATTTGATGAGTTGTTAGCTTTGTTCCTTACCGTAAAGTATAGCGTTACAGTGTCTCCTGAAGATACATCTACCGGGACTTTTGCAGTATTTGACCAGCCTTCTTTATCTGCTCCAGAGGCATTTATAATTTGGAATGTTGGAACCTGTCCAGTGTTTAAAGTGAACTTAAAGGAAAGTTTAAATTTTTCTCCTGCTCTGGCGGTAAAAGCTGGAGATTCTGCTATACTGTTTTTAACGTCAGTATAAGGTGAGGTTCTTATAGCCGTTAAACTAGCATTGTTTGAGGTTGATGTTAACGTATTGAATGAGTAGTCAATTGAGCCTACAGCATCGTCTGCTACGTTTCCGGTTAAGTACCCATAAAGGACTTCTGAGTTAGCTGGGTAGACTTCTGAGGTTGCAATATTAGATCCCGGGTCTAAGATTTTTCTATCAATAGTAAACGTAACACTGCTTGGAAACTTTATGATTTGACCTTTAGACAAAACAGCAGGAGTTGAATCGACAGAGAGGCTTACCCAAGTACTTCCTGATATCCCCGTTTGAGCTCCGTTTGCCACTATCTCAAAACGGGAAGAGGCATTCGTCCAGTTTCCCGCTCCTGTACCTGTCCAGATTTCTTGCGTAACTATTGAAGTTTCATTAAATCCCCCTGTGGCAGGCTGTCTTCCATCATATACATGTTGATACCAGCAACCCGGGCCTCGGTACTGAAACATACATCTATCCGCAAAGATTACGCGTTTAGGGAGGGTTAATCCTTCTAGATCTAAAGTGGATGCCAGTTGGTATTTTAACATAGCTTTATTTTCGGACTCTTTTCTCTCTACGAAAAAAATGTCCCTAGGTAGTTCCGAATATGGATCCGGTTCAAAACCTTGAGGTATTTCTAGCAAATTTTCGCTAGCCATATTAGTTAAAAAGCTTTCTTTTACATTCCCAGCTGAATCTACTTTTAAAAAATTATCTACATCTAAAAATTTTGCATAAGTTCTTATGCGGGTGACCTTAGCCCCAATAATATCTCCAAATTTTCTTATTTGATGCCTTAGTAGGCCCATTAAGTTTATACCTTCTTCGCTCTGTGTCGATATAGTGAAGCTTGGTGTTGGCAGTGCGCCTCTCGTGGAAACCTCAAACCCTTCAGCTTGTATTGGGGCTGGATAGTATGTATTACCTTGCCATTTTATATAAGAATTAAAAATGTTTATATTATTGTGAAATCTTAAAATGTTGTCTTGCAGGTTAGTAGCAAGCCCATAAGCGTCAGCTTCTACCGATAGATTTGAGATATTGTTTCCCGCTAATACCTCAGTAACATCTATTTCGAACATAGTGACCACGGAAGAAGGGGAAAGATTAGATATCTCAGCTGAAAGAGCTTTTATGGATGACTCTGCCCTGCTTTTTGATGGAGAATTATAATCTGGCATTTTTTAATTACTTTTTTGTATAAACGAAGCGCTAATTGAGTAATTATTATGAAAAGCAAAATTGCTTTGAAAATTAGAACAAACAAAACGTTTCTTGTAGCCAGAACCCGGAATATCTGAATAAGGTGCAGGGAGGTTTTTTAGGCAAAAACTTTCCGTGCCCTTTCTTGCTCGTAAAAAATGAATGATAGCGGTAGCTTCAGCTTCGCTTCTCATATCAAATTTAGTATCTACCCTAATTAAGTTATTAAATATTCCATCTGGAATTCTTTGCTCATAACTATTGCCAAAATTAACAGTAACAGTTTTAGGGTTATGATTTACTGCGACATTGTAAGAGGGGGTCCATGAAAAATAAGGGATATCGACGTTGTTTACGTTTACATAACCTTGCCAGTATTGGTTATTGTAAGTTGGCGGGGTTTCGTTAGTGCTATCCTTTAAAGCATAATAATACTTAATCTTCTTAGGGACGCCGCTTGACCCTATATTACTCCTCACTAGGACAATGTCATTTTTAGAGTACGCTGTTGTAGCGCTCCAATCCTTTACTGTGTATATGCTTTTTAATGCCATTTTACCCTTACGCCTTTATTTATTATATTACACCTAAAAAAGAGTGTAAAATAAAGATAAGGTAATGTTAGGAAGAATTAGGAGAGACGCGGAAAAAATCACTATCAATGGTAGTGGGATTCAGGGAGTGCAGTCGATATCTGCCCAATACGAGTCTGTTGCCCGGCCGCTAACCAAT